GAGGGCGCATTTTATTTATTTGTCAGTCTATCAGATACGTCCAAGTTGTAAAAATCCCTTTCCTATTCACGGCTCATTTTGTAACTTGTATTCACCGTAAACGTGTGATTTTTACATATTTCACTCACTTGAAAAGAGATATAACAAATGGACTACAACGGTAAGACACATTCGATTAAAACGGAACAATTACCCCGAACATGGAGTGAAATTTTGAGTAGTTTCAGCGTTCGGGAAATTCGGAAATTTCCGCTGGAAGGCCAGGCTTTGACCAATGCCCGCCACGCTATTCCACGCATGGAACGACGGGGCCTGACATTCCGCACCCGTTCCAAAGACAAGCATTTTTACATTCTCTGTACCTCGGCACCCAACGGATCAAAACTCTCCCGAACCGAGATCCGACGATTATTCGATAGCATCGGCATCCAAAAATAGTTGAGGAATACTTATGACGTTATGGACGATTTACACGAACAAAAGACCCTAATCATGGAAAGTGCCGCACTCGGAGCCTCGATAGCCTTAAATCGACTGGGATTGATTAAGGATGAAATTTCCCAACGCGAAGCGTATCGGATTTACGGTGAAAGTTGCGTGCGTACATGGCTCAATCGCGGCTGGGTGCATCGGGTCAAGCCGGGAACGGGAAATTCCAAAGTAACCTATTCTCGTATCGAGCTGGACACGGTAAAACGCCTTGTTGAATTGGGAAAGTTACGCTAACTGAAATCCGATGGCCGGGCGAAATGTAAAAAGAGGACTTATGTATTTCCGGTTGGACTGCGACCTATTCCAAGACCGGAAATTAAAACGGCTGATGCGTCGTTGGCAAAACGACGGACTGGCCGTTTACCTCGCCTTGCTTTGTGAAATTTATCGGGATAAAGGGTATTATATCGTTGCCGACAAAGACCTGATCGCTGACATTGCTGACACCTGCCTATTGGACGATGACCGTACCTCCAACATTTTCCGCGATTGTATCGAACTGGGATTGTTCGACCGTCAGCTCTACGAACACCGTGAATTACTGACCTCACGGGGAATTCAAGCCCGTTATCTCGATATTATGGCGGTTCTGCGGCGTAAAGCCGGAATAGATGCTGAATACTCGCTTATTTCTTCGGAAGAAATAGGCGATAATTCGGCAACAATAGACGATGATTCCGAAAGAATCGCCGATTCCTCCGTGAAAATCCGAAAAAATACGCAGAAATGCCGGTTTATGCAGAATGATTCGGAAGATATACCGCAATCTGCCGAAGAAACGGCTATTCCTTCCGATAAGAAAGAAAAGAAGAATAAAGAGAATAATGGCAAAACAGATACACATACACACGGTATTGAAGAAAGGGAAGGGGGTGCGGGGGGGGAAACCATGCCGGAAAACGACCGGCTCGCTCTTGCCTCATTCGGCCACCGATGGAATGAATTGGCCCGACATGAAAAAATGTTTTTATGGACACGATGCAATTATCCCATCATGTTCGAGTTCGAACGTCCTCTGACATTAGCGAATTGCCGGAGCATTACGGAGAGAATATCGGATTGGCACGACATAGAACGGCTTATGGAGAGCATCGCCAACCGTCGGGATGTACTGGCCACCCACACCAGCGCGATCGCCACCTTCAATTCTTTTGCCCGAATGGATGTCGTTTTAAGACACAAACAGCACATAAAATAAGGCAATAGTGCCGTAATCAATTTATTTACAAACCTATGACGAAAAAAGAATTAGTAGATCAGATCGCGGAGAAGCGAGGCATGAGCGCACAGGAAGTTCTGTCTGTCGTGGAAGATTTGATGAAACTCGTTAAGAGAAACGTCGCTGCCGGCGATAGCGTTTATTTACGAGGGTTCGGAGTTTTCCAGAGCCGGCTACGCCGGGCGAAAGTCGGACGGAACATTACCAAAGGCGAACAGTTGTCGATTCCGGCTAAACGAGTACCGCAGTTCCGGCCTTATCCTCATTTCAAAAAACTTGTAGAAAAGAACGGCTGATGCCGTGGCCCTGCTATGCGCGGCAGGGTGTTTTAACCCCACGAGCACATGGGAGCACTCGAACATAAAATCGCTTACTCGATAGCACTCCTACGACGTGCAGAAACGTTGGCCCTGCGTATGTCGCCGGATGGGTATCACTTGGCTTTTTCGGGAGGGAAAGACAGCGTGGCATTATATCATCTCGCAAAGATGGCCGGAGTGAAATTCAAGGCCCACATGCAAATTACGACCATCGACCCGCCGGAACTGATGCGTTTCGTCCGCTCACAATATCCCGATGTCGTATTACATCGTCCCGAAATCAACATTTACAAGTTGATCGAGAAGAAAAAAATGCTGCCGATACGCACCAAGCGCTATTGTTGCGCCTATTTGAAAGAACAGGCCGGAGGCGGAACCGTAACTCTGCTGGGTATCCGAGCCGCTGAAAGTCCACGCCGAGCAGCGCGGAACGAGGTGCAAATCGGCAATCATCGCTTTTCCGGCAGCTTCGACCAATTCAACCGCAATAAAGAGCGGGATTTCGCGTGTGTGGGAGGCAAAGATAAAATCATGCTCTCGCCAATTTACCGCTGGCAGGATTCCGATGTATGGAATTTCATTCGGGGTAATAACTTACCCTATTGCCGGTTATACGACGAGGGATACCAACGTATCGGCTGTATCTTCTGTCCGATGTCGTCGGTTAAAAACAAAGCAAGAGACCGCCGCCGTTATCCCGGCGTAGAACGGGCCATAAAACGCAGTATTCAATATCTGATCGACACGAACGGCTACATGGAACGTTTCCACGCCACGACCGACGAGATTTTCGATTGGTGGGTATCGAATCTTCCGGCCGACCAATATTTCTCCACGCTGAGGTTGCAACAAAAAATAGATTTCGACATTTTGTAAGATTCTACGACATTATTATCAAACGCATCCATATCAATAGTTTGAAGCCAAAGAAACGCGCCTTGAAAAAGGGACAGAGCGTATGTTCTCCTATACATAAATAGTTCTGCGAAGATAAAAAACAAGTCTTGAAAATTTGCATTATGCCGCAAAATCATTATGTTTGCATTGCATAATAAATAAGGCGTATGAAATTTGTTGATAGAATAGATGAAGCTGCACGACTGAAAGATGCTCTTGCGAGAGAGGAGTCCTCGTTAGTCGTAGTGTACGGTCGCAGACGATTGGGTAAATCAACGCTTATCAAAAGGGTGTTGTCGGACAATGATATTTACTTCCTTGCAGACCGTTCAGAAGGACAGCATCAGAGGACATTGCTCGCCAAAGTGATAGCACAAGTATTCCCGGATTTCGACAAACTGACATATCCGGATTGGGAATCCATGTTTCGTGCGGTCAATTATCGGACAAACAAACGTTTCTCTCTATGCTTGGATGAGTTTCCGTATCTTGTGGAACAATCTCCGGAACTGCCGTCTGTATTGCAGAAACTTGTTGATGAGAAGCAGTTGAAGTATAACCTGGTGCTTTGCGGTTCATCACAAAATATGATGTATGGACTGTTCCTTGATTCTACTGCGCCTCTCTATGGTCGTGCTGATGAGATAATGAGACTTACGCCAATACGTTTACCGTATATTCAGGAGGCTTTGAGTCTTGATGCGATGAATGCCATTGAAGAGTATGCAGTATGGGGCGGTGTACCGCGTTATTGGGAACTGAGGGAAAACAGAAGTTCACTTGCTGATGCCTTATGGCACAATATCCTTTCTGTGAATGGAACACTTTACGAGGAGCCGGTAAAACTCTTTCAGGATGATGTGAAGGATATTGTCAAGACTTCGACGATAATGTCTTATATCGGTACCGGTGCAAACCGGCTTTCCGAGATTGCCGCACGATGCAACGAACCTGCAACCAATCTGTCGCGTCCATTGAAGAAACTCGTCGATCTCGGATTCTTGGAAAAAGATGTTCCGTTCGGGGTTGATGAAAAGAATGCAAAAAAGAGCCTCTATAAGATAGCCGATCCGTTTATGGCATTCTACTATCAGTTTGTTGTTCCTAATCGTTCGTTCATCGAACTTGATCGTCGTTTGCCAATAGAACAGGCTTTGAACGCCCATTTCTCAGAGTATGTGAGTATGCAATGGGAAAAACTGTGCCGGGATGCGGTTACAGGAAATATTGTCAATGGAGTGATTTATGGCAAGGCAAAACGCTGGTGGGGTTCTGTTCTCAATGAGGACAAGAAGCCGGAACAAGTCGAATTTGATGTGATGGCAGAATCGCTCGATAAAAAATATCTGTTGGTTGGCGAATGCAAATGGACAACCCAAGAGAATAGTAAACAACTGACAGCCGAACTTCTTCGCAAAGCTAATCTATTGCCATTTGCCAAGAACTACACCATCGTTCCGATGTCGTTTCTTAAAAATACTCCGAAGGAGGATAATGGTGATATAATGTTACCGGAAGATGTTGTTGAGTTAATGCAGTAAAAAAGGTTGCAACCATACAACCTTGTCGGCATTTTAGACTCTAAAAAATGCCGTCAGTAGCTTATTGCCGACATAATCGGCAATCTTATCCGTATAATGCTTTCGCAAATATCCCAAAGCCGGAATATTGCCATCCCAGAAATTATACTTTTTCAGCGCCGCGAATTTTTCGTCCATACTCTAAGATTTTACACAAAAAAACATTTTTTCAGACACAAACGAAAATTTTGACAAATAATTTCCGATCGGGCGCAGTGCGATTCGTCACGTTTTGTAACGGAATGTAACGCCCCTACCGCAACCGTTTCGTAAAGCGAGGATACCACTCGACATCCACACCGGTCATCGACAACCGCTCGTTGGCCGTCAGATGCAGTTTGAACCGCAGGAATTTGAACGACGTAGAAGTACGCCGAAAGCGTGCGTCCATATCGCCGACACGACACCAAACGTCGCGCAAGGTTATCCATGTACGGCAGTCGTTCGACCCTTCGGCGATCACATGCACGAAACAGTCCTGCGACATGATGCGCACTACGGCTGTTTCGAGGCGTTTGAAATCGGTCGTTCCGAATTTCAAGGGGCGCGTTACGATGCGGCAATCGACGGAACAGGACATCGTTTCGTCGCCAAGTAAGGCGATCGCGCCGCGCATAATGATCTGCCCGTTATTAAGTATCCGTCCGGTCATATCGCGCGACGACCAGAAGCCGGAGGCCAGCGAATAAACATAGGCATACGGATATTCGGGGTTATAGACGATCAAATCCCCGTATTTGAACTGAAAGCAGATCTGCGCCGTTTTCAAATATTCGGTCAGCTCTCCGGTGTATCGCTCGATCTGCCGGGAAATAAGCTGCGAGGAACGTCCTCGGAGGTTATGTACGCCCCGTGAGGTGATATAAAACACCGTTTCCAACGCCGTGCAGGTGTTCGGATTGATAATCTGGTCGTGATTGACAGGCAGAATATTGGAATAGAGCACCTCGCCTGTTCCGCTTTCCAGCGACCACACGCCCCGATCCGTAAAGACGTAGAGCGGGAAAGCGCCGAAACGGGTTGCGGAAAGCTCATCCACCACCGTCGCAATGGCGATGATCCGCTCCTCGCTTACTCCGAAACGGTACGAATTGGCAAAAGGCAGGGAAAACAGGTTGTTCGTCGCAGATACTTGTACGCGGTTCGTCTCGATATAAGTATCGTCGTCGTTCGTCTGTTCATACTCTACGGGGGATTCGGACATTTTAATACACGGGTATTTTGCATTGCCGGATGGAGTGCCGACGGCATAAGCATAATTATTACCCTCGCAGGCATCGAGCTTGACATTCAGCAGACATTTTCCGCCATAAGAGCCGGGGTCATCGACCATAACGGCAAACTGGACGGCCCGATAATCGGGGTATGATGCGACCCTGCGGATTTTCGTCGGCCGGAACGCTGGTACAGAACGACACACTTGCTTGCTGGTATTGTCTATATCCAACCGGCAAATCAACTTCGTCGTTATCCCCTCTTCCGTCTCACCCAAACAAAAGCGGGAATAACCGGCAAAAAGGCGGGTACGGATATTTCCCTTGTGCAACCGCCCGTTATATTCGTAGTAACACCCTGCAACCTGCGTGTGGAGCGATTGCGTAGGCTCGAAAACCGGCTGGCTCTCCGCATTTTTCAGAAGCGTATAGGTGAGTGCCTCTTTATGGCTGTTCTTGACAAAATCGCGCACTTCAATCTCTTTAATCCGATACAGAGGTTCCTGCAACAAGTCCACGTCCTTTGTAAACAGTTTTCTGAAATCCGCAGCCCACATGTAACTGTTGTCATCTCCGCTCCCCCGATCCGACAGGCTCCATTTGCCGTTCCATGTCTGTTCGAAATCGTACACAGGAATAATCCGAGTGGAATAGATAGCCACGCTCTCGATGATGCGCGTATCTATCCCTTCCGGAATATTGATAACGATTTGAGGCTGGATATAAAAATTATTGGTGCAGGTCGTGTGCTTGTATTTCGTCCCGATGAAAACCCCGTATCTGATACTTTCCGGGACTTTCGACGGCATTCCGTCCGCCACATAATCGACGTACTGACCGTCCTCGCTCTCTCCGCCGTCCGAGGCGAAGATCATCAGTTCCGAGTTCGCCACCGTAGCACCATCCATCATGCGATAGGCGACCATTACGGCTATGGCTCCGAGCCAGTATTCGCCATCCACGGCAGGAAGCAGCAATGTTTTGTTTTTCTTATCAGTGATGCGTGTAAAGAAATACCCGCCGTCCGGAGCGATATTATCCATGCGTGCCAAGTCGTCACCGGCGACGTAATCATACGTGACACTCCCGAAATCATGATGTATCGCTGCATAAAAATCGGTCTTGAAGCGCGATCTATTTTCTTTCGATTCGCTTATATCCGGCGGTTCCGGCATATCGAAAGCGACATATTCATTACCGTAAAGGACGTAATATAGCTCCCGACCGTCGGTAATAAACACCAAGACATTCCCGAACGAAAAAGTCTGCCGCAGCTCCGACACCCCGCGCATAATCACCTGTGTCGAGGACAGCCGCCCGCCCGACACGCACACCTCGTGAATCGTGCCGCTTTCGTCCGAGGCGATATAGAGGTCATCGGCCGTCGCGGGATGCTTATACAACAACGTAAAACCTCCGAAATCGGTTATTTCCGCCACCGGCCGGAAAGTCTCGACATTCCGCCATGCCCCCGCGTCATATCGCAGGTTGTGCAGGGTTTCGCAACAGCCGTCCTGCACCGTCAAATCATTTTCCGCACGGTTAATTCCCGCTATCGGAACCGTCTGCCTCTGTCGTTCCATGCTCTTGTATGTAATAGTTGTGATTGATTTCGTTGTGAATACGCTGGTTCAATACCATGAACAAGTCGTTCGGTTCGGACTGTCGCTTTTCGGCCCCGCTACTCATATCATACAACGTTTTGCAGGCTGCGATCAGATTTTTATCGGACATGGCCCTGCGCAGCTTCGCGTCCGACAGACGCGCCCATAATTCGGCAATAGCCGCATCCCGCGCCTTAATTACCCGTTCAAGATAGTCGCCTGTCAGCTCGCTGCGGACGATCGTTGTCTCGACCTCCTGCCTCAAATCCTCGACCGATGCCCGCAGCACTTGTTGCTGCTGCTCGCCCAACGCCTCCCACAAACGCTTTACACGCATGGGACTGATGCCGTATTCGGAGGCTACGGCCCGCAGACTTCCCGTCTGCGCGTATCTCACGCAGACTGCATTCTTTTCGTCGTCTTGAAGGGTCTTTCGAGACATTAAGTATCTGATTTATTGATATATTCCGATCAAAAATAAGGATATTTTCTCACCTGCGGCCGCTAATTTTACAAAGTGATAAAGATTAGACAATCATGTTTCCCGTTGCATTAGCCATAGGAGCCGGAATTTCGGCTCTCTCCTCCATCGCAGGCGGCGTTTCGGCCAATAAACGCCGCAAGAAGGCCGACCAAATACTCGAAGACCGTCGGCGACGGCTCGACGAATGGTATCAATCGGAAATGAACCAACCGTACCTCGACCGTGCCGATTCGCGGGCGATGCTCAAACGTATTCGGGACTATAACGAGGATGAACTCAAAGCGCTCAATACAAACGCCATCAAGAGCGGAGCGACGGATGAAGCGAAAGTCGCCGCTGCCGGCAAGCTCAACAAGAACTATTCGCAGGTCGTCGCCCAAATCGCCGGATTGGGCGAACAGCACAAAGACCAGATACAACAACAATATCAAGCCCGCCTCGACAACCTCGACAATGCCCGCTACGAAGCCGAATCGGGCAAAATCAGCGGTATGCAAAACATGGTCAGCGGCGTAGGCGATGCGTTCGGGCAACTCGCCATGCTCTATGGCTTAGGAGGGTTCGGCAAATCGGGACTTGCCGGAATCACGGGCAACAATTAGCGATATGGAACCGCAAGAGCAACCGACAAAAGCCATTTTCTCCTTTGCGGATGAACTGCAACGGCGGCAGCAGCGTGCCGAGGAACAGAAAGCCGTATGGGAGCAAAAACAGCAACGGGCCGCAGAACTATACCGCAGCGGCCAAAATCCGATTCTCGCCTACATCGAGACGATGAAGCCGGAAGCCGATCCCGCACGCATCAAACGCGCCGAAACAGCCGCAAAGATCGCGGCATGGAGCAATATGCTTACGGCCCTCGGTACGGGAATCGTCGGTATGGCAACGGAAGGTTATGTGCCGAAAACCGGTACCGATGCTCCGCTGCGAATGCTCGACCGGATCAATGAGTGGGAAAAATTATACGACAGCCAAAACCGCGAATACCGACAACTGAAACTCCGTGCCCTCATGGGACAACAGGAAGGCGAGCAGCAGGCCGCGAACATGGAAGCCTCGGCCGCCGGCCAAGCCTATAACCTCGCGCAGAAACAATACGACGCCTTGCTGGGATATATGTGGAAAGCCCAGCAAGAGAAACAAAAACGGGCCGAGGATCTCCGGGACAAGAAAGAAATCGAAAAAATACGGGGTGAAAATAACCTCAAAGTGGCCCGCACGCGAGCCGCAGCGTCGGCTTCAACCGCCAGCGCACGCGCAGCCGCAGCCGCCGACAAAGCCGTCGTCCAGTTTCTCGACCGCGACGAAAAGACCGTCGTAAGCCTCTCGCCGGCACAGGAAAGTCTGCTTTACGAGAAAGGCCGTGATATGGGCATCATTCCCGAAGATGGAAGCCCGACCAAGAAACCGGCCTACACAGGCGAAAAAGTCCCGCAGTTCTCGTATGGCAAGCTCAAACCGGCACAGAAAGCACAGCTTTTACGCACAGTTTATCTGAAACTCACGGGCGAACAGGAGCCCTCGAAACCACCCGCCGATATAGGGCTGCTGTTCCGGCAGCCGAAACGCTATATTACCGGGCCATACTCCCCCGAAACACTGAATCTGCTTGAAACAGGACAGGCCGAACAGATGCGCGAAGCCGGTTTCTCCGACCAACAGATCATGGATTACTATCTGAATTATGAATAACTCACTTCCCGAACTCACCCCCGAACAGCTTCGGCAGCTCAACGCCATATCCGGCCTACAAAAGACCCGCAGACGTGGAGCCGACGCCTCGGTACCATCCGCTCTGACCGCCGAATCCGAATCGGGCGAAGCACCCGATATATCTGCATCGTATGCACTTCCAAAACCGGCTCCGAACATGTCCGAAGAGGATTACGAGCGGCAAATCAAAGAGGGCCTCACGGAACATATCGAAGCGATCTACGACCGTGCCCGCCAACGAGCCGACGCCCGACGACAGGAGACGTTGGCACGCATGGATAAGGGTACGGACAATGCGTCCTTGTGGCAACAGGCATGGGCTTCTTATGCAAAATCGCAAATGCTACGCAGCCCGTCGGCTCTCGGCGGTGAAGATACGCAGCTCATGCAGGCCGCAGAGCGGGCCTTGAAAATCCTCAATCAGAAAACAGAAAAGGACAAACAGGCCGGAGACGGCACATCGGGACTTACACGTGAAATTTTCGACTGGCAGACGTTGGCGGACTTTGCCTCGCTCGGAACCCGCGAGCTGGCCGAAAACATCGTAACGACACGGGCGCTGAAAAAAGCGGCCCGAAGCGAACGGCTGACCCCGACCGAAAAAGATATAGTCGAATTGTTCCGCACATCAGGGTTAATAAACGAGTATATCGCCCGGCGAGGCGGCCCCACCACCGGCGCGAAAGTCGGCAGCGGCGTCGCGGCATCGCTGCCCTACATGGCCGGCTTTGCCACAACGAGCGGTTTGGGCAGCGGAGCCGCAAAAACCGTCGGACGTGCCCTTATCAAAAAAGAAGCGAAAAACCTTGTAGGGCGGGGCCTGCGTAAATTGGGTGAATATACCGTCAGCGCAGCCGCTATGACGCCTTTACAGGCCGGAACCTACACCAACTACCACCAGCGGGCGCAACAACAATACACAGTGGCAGAAAACGGGACGGTTACAGAACATCCCGTGCCGAAGTACGAACTCATGTATAAGGCGGCCGCCGATTCGTTTACAGACGTGTTTACCGAGCATATCGGCGGAGAACTCGGCAAAGGCGTACAGAAAGTACTGAAATGGCCAGTCGAGCAGCTCGGCCGGCGTATGGGCGTAAAACTGTCGTTCGACAAGCTATTGCCGGGATATTCTCGGAGCAGGTATCTTACCGACTTCCGTAATCGAACTCTATGGAACGGCCCGGTCGATGAATGGTTGGAAGAGGTCGCCGGAGGCATCCTGTCGCCCCTTCTGACCGGAGAGCACGAACAATGGCGGGAGAATCTTTCGGGTGAAAACCTTTGGACGACGTTTCTCACCACGTCGCTCATGGGAGCGGGGTTCTCTGCGTTGGAACTGCCGAACGTCGCAGCATACGTCCACAAAACACACGTCCTGCAAACCGAGGAGAAAAAAGCGCTCGCCAAAATCGAAAATGAAGAACTGCGCAAACAGGTTTTCGAAGCGATGCACAAGCCGACGATGAGCCAGCAGGCGCAGGCGATGGCCGCGATCGACTGGCAGGCGGCCAATATCGGGAAAATGGACGCCGCACATGCCGCCGACTATGCCCGCTTCCGACTCCAACGACAGATTCTCGACGGCATGGAGACGGGCGATGCCGAGGGCGAAGCGCTCCATACCGCCGTACAAACCGCCGAGCGGTGGGCCTACAAAGGACTTGACGGCAAAACGGCGACCGAAGAAATCATAACGGCCCGACGTGCGGACGGGAAAACCTATGTCGTACTTTCGGGCGACACCGACGAAGCGGCTACGGACGGAACCTTATTCGTCCTCGACCCCGAAACCGGCCAGCCCGGACAGATCGACCGGACGGAACTCGAACATATCGAACGAACGCCGCTGGCGGAATTTTCAGCACGGCAGGCTCAAATCATCGAACAGCAGGCCGAAGCTGAGAATCGGGCCAAGCAGGAACAATACGACATGGAAACCGGCACCGAAGCGGGCATTGCCCCAGAGGAAGTCGCACGAATCGTTACCCCCGAAGCCGTACAATACGCCAACGGCGACGAAGTAATTACCGCAGACGGGGTACAAGGGCGCATCACAGGGAAGCAAGGCGGCAGTTACGTCGTACAGTTGGATACCGGACAATTCGTCCTTACACCGGCCCATGCGCTCACCCCGAAATCCGAGGCACCACCACCGACCGAAACGACCACCGCCATCGCACCTGCGCAGCACAATGAAGCCACGGATACCGACACGACGAACAATGAACCGATCGCCCGGCAACTCGCCGAGGCGATTCGGGCAGCCGCAGGAGAGCAGGATGCACAACGAATCATACAACGTATGCTCGACGGAGCGGCCGATGCCGGACAACGGCAAATGTATTCGGACGCCTTGCAGTTTTTACAGCAGCACGCCACGGCAACGGTTCCCGTTGAAGAGCACCCGACACCGGTCCCGGCCGTGCCGCCCCCGGCGGCACCCGCCCGCACAGAAATACCCCGAATCCGCAAAGAGCGAACGACACCCTACACCCAATCTGCGGCCGAGTTAGGTGATTTCGTATCTATCGAGGACGTGATCCTGCGCGACATCGCCAGCGGGTTGAGGTTCGCATGGAAAGACAGCGGCAATCGTCGGGGGTTGGCCCGAGAACTCGGATTTACGGGCAATGAAAACGAACGCCGCTCGCGGTTCAGCATCCTATCTTCGGACGGTATCACTCCCGAACAATACGCCGAGCGGCTTTATTTCCAATACGGCGGCGGGAATACGGAGCAGGCACATTGGGACATGGACGACAAGACGATCAAAGATGCCGTGCTGGAAGTACTCTCCCGAATACATTCGCCACGACAGGCTTACAACGCTGCCGTAAGGTTGCACAACGACACTCCGAATCCATACGACGATATGGACGAAGAGGATTACGCCCGGATGCAGGAGTATGAAGCCGAACAGGAGCGCGTCCGCACGGAATTATTATATGACGACGCCTTCGCACAATGGGCCGGACAGACGTCGCAGGATCAATGGGCAGAAATAGATAATTTATTCATTGAGGATGCGTCCGAATCTTCAAAAAACACTAACTTTGAAGCGACAGAGACAGCACCTCCCAATCCAGCAAATTATGACGACGAAACCGAAAACGGAAACGGGATTGACACCTCAGCGTTTGGAGCGACTGGCAACGATCGTAGCGAGACTGTCGATGGAGAACAACGTAACGCCCCAGCAGGTGATGATGCGTATCTCGGACAACAGGGCGGCGGGTCGGCCGCAGTTCGACATGGAGGCGGACTGGACGCAATATCCGGCCCCCTCACCGACGACGAACGACGAATAGCGGCCGAGACCGCCGCCGAGATCGAAGCCCGTCTCGACCAATACAGGGCCGAACTGCACACGCTTCGCACCCGCTATGCTGCCGAAAAACGCAATATCGGAACCGCTTACGAAGAGGATAACCAAACAACGTTGTTCGGGCCGTCTCACGAACCTTCCGACGGCGATCTGTTCGACGTGCCGCGCGATTTCTCCGACCGTAATCTCAACGACATTTTAGCTCCCCTGCAAGCGGAAATAGGCCGTTTGCAGGAACGTATCGCCCGTACCGAAGCCTCGAAAAGCAAAGTTATTGCCGAGGCGGTGGAGGCTTATCATGCGCAGGGGACTTTACCGCTCCGAGAAGAACGGCAAAAGGAAATCCCGCAAAACAGCACATCGGCCGAGGATACGTTTCCGCCTGCAATTACCCAAGAATACGACAGATACCTGCATCATGCCGTCGCGTCGTTTCCCGATAAGGTTTTCAGCGTGCTGAACAATGACCTTATCAAAGCCGGATTCATCCGCGACGTGCGGCGGCTGGCCAAGAAAGACGTTCGCGCCGCAATCAAGTTGGTTGCGGAAGCCAACGCTGCGGCTCAAAAATATGCGGGCAAACCGATCCTTACGCCTCGCCACAGCATCCATGCGGAGCTGGCAACCCTTGCCGAAAGTCAGCATCGAACGAAAACCGCGACATCCGACACATCGGCCGAAACCGGACTTTTCAGCCCTACGGAACAAACCCGCCACTCCAAGACCGGCGCTACTCTTTACTCTGTCAAATTGGCAGAACGGATCGAACGAAATGCATTTCAAAGTTTGAAAAAGAGGGCCAAAGAACACGACGGATATTACAGCTCCTTCACTCGCAGTTTTCTATTCGACACCCCGGAAGACGCCGAGGCATTTCGGGGGACAGCACCAACATCCGACGCCACCCGCCCGACATCGGAAGAACAGCCCGCCATCCAACATCCGCTATTTGATAAAGCGGCATTGGTTCCGGTAGATTCATACTCTCCGAAGGCATATAATATGTACCGTTTTTATTCGGCAAGGGCCCGTGAGGGACTGGGATATAAAAAACAAAGTATCGTTCAAAATGACGAAGCCCGCGAACGATTCATCGACCATATCCGTAAATTGGCTGAACAAAGTGCAGACGCCGCTATCCGGTTAGTGGTGGAAATCAATAAGGCAGCAGAACAAGAAGAAGGAAAACCCGTATTTCCGCTCCAACACAGCATCTATGCGGAATTAGAGGAGGTACACGCCCGACAGACAGCGGAAAAACAACAATCGGAAACAGCCGACGATTCCGCTTCATCGGCCGGCACAGCTCCCGAATACGGGGCGCAGAACAAATTGGTAACGACTGAGCAATACGAGGAACTGAAACGACGGATGCGCGAGAAACTCGGACAACTCAACGCCGGCTTCGACCCCGAAATACTCTCCATAGGTGCACAAATGGCCGCTTACCATGTTGAGGCCGGAGCGCGTCGATTCGCCGACTTCTCCCGCCGGATGATCGCCGATCTGGGCGACGTGATCCGCCCCTATCTGAAACCTATTTACACCGCCGCCCGCCAAATGCCCGGCATGGAGGAATATGCCGCGCAAATGGACAGCTACGAGCAGGTGGAGGCGTTCGACATGGCCGATCTCGACAAGGCCGAGAAAACATCCCAGCCGACAGGAACGGGAGCACAATACCGATTGGCAGGAATATACGACATGACGGGGGCTGTCGAGAAAGACACAAACGAGACTGGCAATCTACGCCCCGAAAAGAACTTCCGCAAGGATTTGGAGCGATTCAGCCGTGCTTTCGCCGATGAATTGGGCTGGGAGCACGAAACGGATCGCAAGGGTAAAACCATCTATGCCCAAACCAATATAGCACCGGCCGGCGGCGACGGCTCGTTTACACTTTGGGCACCCGAAACGGATTTGGGCATTTATGTCAGTGTACCCGTCGCACCACAAAGCTACGACAACCGATACGGGTATTCTAATAACTTGAAAATAAAAGATATTATGGGCTTCGGAGAGCCAATATTATGGCGACTGCGAAACAAAGAACAAACCTTTTTACCCAATGGACACAATCGTTATGCCCCGGCAGATATTACCGTCGGCGAGCTGGCCGAACTTGCAAAAAAAGAATTAAATGCTTATCTTGACAACATAACAGCGGCCAAGACGCTCGACCATATATTACAAGAGAATCAAAATACACGAAACGATGAACGACGGGAAAACAGTAGCGAGAAAGACTATCCCGCTTATGGAGACGGAAGCCGCAAAGACGGCGCTTTGGGAACTGGCATTTTATCAGCCGAGAAGCCTGTTGCAACAGTATCGGGAGAATCCGGCGGAATTGCTCGATTCGATAGACCAGACCGTAACACGGGCGATGCGGTGGCGGCAGGCAGCACTCGAACGGGACGAAGATCCGGTAGTAGTGGACGAGTATTACTATCAACTCCTCCGACCGTGTTACTGTCCGGAGGAGCCGGAACAAATACCCATCAGCGAAAAAATGATGCGGGAGATCATCGCCACGTTGAAAAAGGTGGAGAAAGCGAAGTCGCAAAAAACACCTCGTACAAAAACCATGTAATCGAACGAGGACACGACCTCGCTCCGAGAGGCGAGGTTGGCAAGATCAAAGCCAATCTCGCCGCAATCCGGCTCATTAAAGAAATCGAAGCCGAAGGCCGCGAAGCCACCCCGGAAGAAAAAGCTGTATTGGAGCAATTCTCCGGCTGGGGCGGTATTCCAGCAATCTTCAAAATAGCCCATCCCTACCACAACGAACTGCGCGAACTACTGACAGCCGATGAATACGAAGCGGCACGCGCATCCACAACCACCGCATTTTATACTCCACCCGAAGTCATATCGTCGATATGGGATATGGTGGAACGCCTCGGATTCGACGGTGGCCGCATCCTCGAACCATCGGCCGGCATCGGACATTTTTTCGGTCTGATGCCTCTTTCGATACGGTCGAAATCGGATTTGACAGGAATCGAACTCGACGATCTGTCCGGCCACATCCTTCGTGCGCTCTATCCCGAAGCGCATATCCACATCGAAGGTTTCGAGCAGCAGCGCATACCTAACAACAGCTATTCGCTGGTGATCAGCAATGTACCGTTCGGAACGTTCAAAGTACACGATACGTTCGACCGCGATTTATCCTCACGTTTCGAGATTCACGACTATTTCATCGCCAAAAGCATCCGGAAGCTCAAACCCGGCGGATTGGGCGTATTCATTACCTCGACAGCAACGCTCGATCGGAGTGCAAATTTGCGGAATTGGGTCGTAAACGACGGTAATGCAGACTTCATCGGGGCAGTCCGTCTGAATACCGGTACATTCAAAAATACGGCCGGCACCGAAACCTCGGCCGACATCATTATCGTCCGCAAACGCGACGAAGCCGGGCCGGCACCCTATGCCGTAAATATGCAATCGACCATTACGGAACGCGAGGCGCCCTACGAACGAATTATCAAACTGTCGAACGGGAAGGTAAAGACCGAAGCAGCAACGGCACACATGAACTATAACAAGTATTTTCACGACAATCCGCAGTTCATGGCCGGCCAGATGCGCTTCGGATTCGAAAGTGGCGTGGAAATACGCCCCACAGAACAGCGCTGCGTCCCCACAAGCGACATAGACCAGTCCCGCACGCTCGACAGTTTCATATCCGCACTCCCCGAAAATATCTACACATCGGCCCCGGCACCCGCAACGGAGCGAATACCGCAAGCGGTCGAGGCCCCCAACAGTACAAAAGAGGGAGGACTTACGATCATCGACGGAAAACCATATATCGTGCGGTTCGGACAAGCCGTACCCGCCGACTGGAACTCGTTGAAAATCCGCAACCGCAGTAAAGTCGAAGCGTTAGGCGATTACCTGCGGCTGAAAAGTGCGATCACAGAGCTGCTCGATGCCGAACGCAATGATCTGCCGAACATCGAGCAACTGCGAGCCGAGCTTAACGACGCCTACGCTACCTTCACCCGTCGTTACGGGACATTATCAAGAAACACGCGTATTTCATTCCTGCGCGACGACGTGGATTTTCCCTCCATCGCAGCCATCGAAAACGACAAGGAAATCGTAACTCCCGACGGAAAGAAACGACATGACATCCAAAGGTCGGACATCTTCTTTCGCCGGATGCTGGAACCGACACGCGAACTGAAAGCCGACACGCCGAAAGACGCGATCGCCGTATCGCTCTACCGCTACGGACGGCTCGATATGCCCTATATCGCAGAATTGCTCCACATACCACAAGAGGATACAGAAAAAGAACTGCTCGCACAGGAACTTATCTATGTCAATCCGGTAACGGGTCTTTATGAGGAGCGCAACGAATACCTCTCGGGAAATGTCCGCGAGAAACTCGAACAGGCCGAGCAAGCCAATGAAAACGGACAGTTCGACGCCAACATCCGTGCGCTCGTGAAAATTATTCCGATGGATATTCCGCTGCCGCTGATTAAAGTATCGCTCGGCAGCACATGGATACCCATCGCCCTATACGAACAGTTTTTCAAAGAGACGTTCAACGTAACGGCCCATATCGCCAAAACATCGGCCAACAAGTATATCGCCAAAATCTCGAACGAAGGGAATACGGTCGATACCAATATGGGGATTCCGCAAGCGCCGGGGAGCAAACTCGCACTCGACCGGATGAACAAGACGCAGACCTACATCAGTCGCAGCGAATACGACCCTTTGGCTCAGAAAGAAAAGCGTGTCAAAGACCCCGAAGCGATGACGCAGGCCGCCATGAAACAGACCGAGCTGGAAGAACGATTCGAACAATGGATTAAAGGACAAGATAAAACAACGACCGATAAGCTCGTCGAAATATATAACAGAACCTTCAACAGCACCGTCGAAAGACAAATCGACGTTTCATCGTTCGATTATTTTCCCAACGCCACACACACGAAGAAGCCGCGCGAGCATCAGAAAATCGGTGTCATGCGAGGTTTGCAAGGAGCAACGCTGCTGGCACACGAAGTCGGCACGGGAAAAACCCTGACCCTCATAACTACGGCAATGGAGATGCGGCGGCTCGGTATCGCCCAGAAGCCGTGCATCGTCGTACAACGCTCGACATTCAACCAATTCGCCTCCGAAATAAAATCCCTCTATCCGGCCGCCCGTGTCCTCGTTCCGTCCGAAAAAGACCTCACGGCATCGCAGCGGCAGGAATTATTCGCAAAGATCGCCTATAACGATTGGGATATTGTCGTACTCTATCACAGCTATCTGGATGCCATACCGGATGCCCCGGAGCGTGTCAATGAATATATCGACACGCTGATCGCAGAGAAGATGCAACAGCTCGAAGAAATCGAAGCCAATTCTCCGGACAATGCCAAACGGCAGGCTTATGCAATCAAGAAACAGATCGAAGGACTGGAAAACAAGAAAATAACGGATAAAACAGTCAAAGAGGAAGAAAAACTCAAAGCACAGGCCCGTACTCGTGCATTACGTCTGCTCGACCGCCGCACGGACGAGACGATGACCTTTGAACAGTTGGGAATCGACGCTTTGCTGGTAGATGAAGCACATGCCTACAAGAAGCTCGGTTTTACCACCAACCTGCAAAATATCAAAGGTATAGACCCTGCGGCGTCGCAACGGGCGCAGAGCATGAGGCTGAAAACATCTTATATTCTGGCAAATAAACAGAACAAAAACGTCGTATTCGCCACCGGAACACCCATATCCAATACAATGGCCGAGATGTGGACGTTCCTGCGCTATCTGCTGCCCAAACACGAACTTGAACAGTACGAGATCGCCGATTTCGATTCCTTTGCGAACAATTTCGGAAATATCGAGGAATCGGCCGAGTTTGCCACAAACGGCAAATTCCGCGTAGTCGAACGCTTCGCCAGTTACTCCAACGTGCCGGAACTGCTGGCGATCTGGAAGAAAGTCGCGCACACCGTACTCACGGAGGATGTACCGGATCTGCGCGAAGGTGTAGGAACGCCGCGCATTGAGGGAGGCAAACCGAAGGATATACTGCTCGACCAAACGCCTGCGCTGCGGGCAATCATGCGCAGCATACGGGAAATACTGACTCAATACGACGCTATGTCCGGTAAGGAAAAACGTCGTAACTCCCATATCCCGCTGGTCATGTTCGGACTGGCCAAACGTGCGGCAATCGACGTGCGGCTGGTTAATCCCGCTCTACCGGACGATCCCAACAGCAAAGTCAATCATGCCGTGCGCGAAGTCGTAGAAGATTTGAAAGCAACGGCCGATTACAACGGCACCGTTGCTGTTTTCTGCGACGCCTACCAAAGCCGCGACCACAGCTTCAATCTTTTCGTGGATATGAAGCGTAAATTCATCGACGCCGGCATACCGGCCCAGCAGGTCGCTATCATCCACGACTACATAACGGACGCGAAACGCGAGGCGCTCTACAAGCAAATAAACAACGGCGAAGTACGGATCGTACTCGGCACGACCGAGAAATTAGGTATCGGAGTAAATATGCAGGAGCGTCTGCACATGCTCGTCAATCTGGACGTACCCATACGTCCTATGGACTACCTGCAACGCATCGGCCGCATTGTGCGGCAGGGCAATCTGCACCTGCAAATGGACAAACCAGTGCGTATTCTGCGCCTCGGAGTAAAACAAACGCTTGATGTTACGGGCTACCAACGGCTGAAAATCAAGGAATCGTTCATTAAGCAGGCAATGAAGGGCGAGGTTACGGAACGCTCGCTCGAAGAACCCGAAACCGACAGCAGCGACAGCACGAATTTCGGGCAGATGATGGCCTCACTCTCCGGCAGCGCTGCGGCGCTCGCCCTGTCGCTCGAACAGAATAAACTACGCAAGCTGAGAAACGCACGCGACTACTACAATCAACATCAAATATACGTCGCACATGAACTCAAACGACTGCAAAACGTCCTTCAAACAACCCCGCAAATAATTGCTCAAATCCGTAAGAAAAAAGATTTCCTGCGAAGCCTGTTTCCGGACGATAAAGTGGTATCGGTGGAAGTGGGAAAACTCAAAGCCTCCGAGCCGGAAAAAATCGAAGACCTGTTCGTTCCGCTCTCGAAACGCATCGAAGCCGAAGCGGATGCCCTCCGCCAATCACCCGACCGTACACAATCGGACATGACACTCCGCATCGGAATCAACGGCAAAGAGTTCGACATTATAATTGTTTTACGACGGAATTACCTTTCCAATGAAAAGGAGCGCATCAACCGCACGATTTATTACCAATGCAACGAATGGCGCGACCTGCAAGGCGAAGCCGGAGCTAAGATGATTAACGTCATCAGCCAAGTCGAAAAAGTGCTCTCCGGTGAGGAGTACGACGCCGAAATACAGAAGCGGCAGCTCGGAATGGAAACGGCACAACAAGCCATCGAATATTTACAGATGCAGGTCGGCAATGGATTTCCCAAACAAGCAGAGTTGGAGGCGGCAGAAGAACGCATCGCCGAGCTGGAAGAGCAGATGAAAGTGGAACTGGCAGCGATCGAAGCACAGGAGGAAACCGACAAGTCCGGAACCGCAACCATAGACATCGACCCTGACGAATTGATTGACGACAATGCAGGAAACGGCCTCCGCTTCCGCGACGGTGGCAATCCGTTCGGTTCCGACGCCCCGGCAAGCGATGCGGAGTTGGCTCGCCGCGTTCGCCGGATCGCCCGCACGCTGAACACTCCGGTCGAGATTATCGACGACCTCGATGCAATTACCGATTCCGACCCGCTCGTGCAACGTCGTAAACGACACTCAAAAGGTTTTTACGACCCGCAAACGGGACAAACGTTCATTGTCCTGCCCAATATTACGACACTCGCCGATGCCGAAGCGACCGTATTGCATGAAATTGTCGGACACATGGGCTTACGCTCGCTGATGGGCGACCGTTTCGGCGACTTTCTCGATAAGGTTTACAATGGTCTCGATACCGAAGGGCGCAGCCGTGTGGCCGACATTGCCCGCGAGCAGGAGCACCAATCCTCCGGCGCCAAGCACCGCCAGGCAAATACCCGCCGTCTGGCAACGGAAGAATACCTCGCACATTTGGCGGAAGGCGACATCACGCCGAGCCGCTTTGCCCGGATCATCGGCCGTATCCGCTCGCTGCTACGCGACATATTGCGACTTCCGCTGCGTATCGGCGACCGCGACATCGCTTATTTGTTGTGGTTGTCGAAACACCGCCTGCAAAAAACACGCACGGCCGCCGAAGCCGTCGCCGCAACAGCGACCGAACGACGCATCCGTAAACAGCTTTTCGGTCGTTCTGAAAACGTGCGTTACCGTGCGATATTCGACGACGCTACACCTGAAAATATCGAACGGTATAGCATCGAACGCTACATCCGCGAGCATCATATCACCGGAGTTTTACTCGGCGAACATAATGCCGATGACTTCGCTATGCGTGTATATGGACTGCTTGATGACATGGGCCGAGCCATCATTGACCGCATGGGCAATGATCGTTTGAAGGCCATGCGCAAATACCTCGCATTATTCGACCTCCAAAAGCTCACCGATCAAGAAAGCTATCGCAGCATCATCGACGAACTGGTGAAAACCTTACCCCAAGAGACGAAAGAGCAAATCGTGCGCTCCATGCGCAAACACCTCGATTTCGTCCTCTCCGACAACTACCGCACTCCGTTGCGGCGACGCACGATGAAAAGCGAACGACCTCTACCGGAGAATTTCAAATATGCGAGCGAGTATGTCGAAGAATTGCTTAAAAAGAAACGGGCACAGCCCGAAATGGCTCCGCCGGCCGGAATCGAACCGACTGTGATTTACGACAAGCGGAATTGGAAAAGCCGTCAGCAACTCCGGTTCATAGATAGCACTTTACCCGTCGAAAGATTACAGGAAGAAGTCGTGCGGCGCGGAGGCAGCATCGACGACCTCACGGACATACACAAACATTTGAACCACTTGACAAGCATCGCCAAAGTCGCAATCGACAAATACACGAAAGAGTATTTAGACCCCATACTCGACCAAATCGCAGCCATAGCCCGTGAAACAGGCATGACGGAAACACACATCATCGACTACATCACGGCCGAATCGTCGCTCGAACGGCAGGCAACGGGGATTGCGGCCCTATCCCTCGACCCGCGCGATGCGTGGAACGAAACGCTGGCCCGAAGTATCGTCGCAGATTTCCGCCGCCGGGCCGGAGAGATTCCGACACAGCGATTATGGCAGCGAATCAATGCGGCTAACGACCGCGTGCTGGAAATCCTCGTCGAGGACGGAATGTTAGCCCCCGAACACCGCAAGTTGATAAAGGGGCACGGCTGGGACTACTATGTACCCTTACGGGATTATGATTACAACTACCGCGACCAGAAAGGCGAGCCGGTGGCTTTCGATGCGGCCGACGTGTACGACTTCATCGACGACAGTGCGGGGCCGCGCCCCTTACGGAAAGTGCTGCACGAAGCCGAAGGACGTATCGCAAAGCCCCGCAATCCGATCGCTCAAATGGTGAATATCGGTATCGGAGCGATCATCGCCGCCAAAACCAACAGGGCGAGGCAGTCGGCCTTACGGTTGGTGCAGAACAACAGCCGCAATTCGGAAGACTTGTTCCGCGTCGATAAGGTCTGGTTGGCAAAAGGCATCGGCAACAGATGGGTTACGACGACCATAGACCCCGCCGTCGAGGACATCGAACTATCGAAGGCGGCACGTAAGGAGATCGCCCGGCTGAAAAAGGAGATGAACGCGGCACTTCAAGCACACGATGATGAACTGGCCGACTACCTGTATAACCGTATCGAGGAGACCGAACGGTTCAACATTGTCCGCGAAGCCGAATCGGGCAGTCGTTTCGAGCACGAAGGACACTTGGGACATTCTTACGAACGACAGCGCAATGTGGAATGTTACGTGAACGGTATCCGTTATGTGATAACCTTCGCCGATCCCGCCGTGGCGAACGCGATCAACCAGTATAACCGGCTGGCGATTCCAAAATGGCTGGATGATACGGTCGGGAACGCGACACGCTGGCTGGCAAGAGCTTTTACCTCCCGAAATCCGGCGTTTGTCGCAGCGAATTTCCTGCGCGACGTGCAGCACGCCGCGCTGGTACACGCCATCGACAAAGGCGGGAATCTCGAAGGATTCGTGCGTAACATCCCTGCAAGTATGGCCGCAATCACCCGCGAACTGCGAGGCAAGGCCGAGCCGCTGACCATCGCCGAAACCGGGACGCTCGACGTACTCGACACCGCCGATCGGCAGGAACTAATCCGGCAATTCGGCCGCGAACGGGTCATGGACACGCTTTACGACTATTTCCGTGAAAACGGCGGGGAAACGGGGTTCGTACATAGTAAAGACATCGCCGAGGCCGAAAAGGAGATCAAACGTTACGTTGCATTCCGCACGGGGCGTATAGGTGAACTGCTGAAAGCAACGCAGCGCAGCGAACGCGCCGGGGTATGGCTCTCGTATGCTGCCCGCAAAAGCGGTATGCAAGCAATAGGCGTCGCGCTGGAAAATGCCTCCCGCATTGCCGAAAACACATCCCGTTTGGCGACCTTCACCACATCGCTTGAACAAGGAAAATCGCTCCTTACGGCTATCGACGATGCAAAAAACGTTACGGTGAATTTCAACCGTCGCGGTACGGCAACCCGGCCGCTCGGCATGTTCTACGTCTTTTTCAATGCTTCGGTACAGGGAGCGGCACAGGTCGCACGAATCGCCATGCGTAACCGGAAAAGATTTGCACAGGCTGTTGCCACGCTGACGGCGGCTGGATTTCTCGACAGTCTGCTGCTTGATTTCTTCCTCGCCGGAAGCGGAGGCGACGGCCGCGATCTGGCCGTTACGGAATACGAAAGACATAACCACCTCATCATCCCCGGCATGGGAAAGCGCGGTTACTTGAAGATTCCGCTTCCACAGGGATTCCGGGCTTTCTTCGGCATAGGAACTGCCTTGCATGACCTTTACCGAGGAAAACTCGGCTCCGAAGATGCCGCACGCATGATGCTTACGATGCTCTATGAGGACTTCTCGCCCGTAGCTTCGCCCTCATCCAAAGGAGATGCGACACGTGTACTGATTCCTACGGCTTTGACGCCGTGGTACGACATCTGGTATGCCGGAGAGGATGCGTTCGGTTATCCTGTCGGACGCCGCAGCTACTCGACGACGGCAAACTATCCGCTCTCGGAAATGGGACTGAGAAACGTAAACAAAGCGATTTATTACCTCTGTCGAGGGATCAACAGGTTAGGCGGCGGCGATGAGAACACACCGGCCGGACTACGCAAGAACGGAGAAATCGACCCGCTGCTGCGGGGTATCTTCGAGTACAACCCCTCGCACGTCGAACACGTATTGACCTATTACGGCGGCGGAATGGGTAAGTTCATCAAAGACATGGTGCACACCTCGCAGGCGCTATTCACCGGAGAAGAAATCAGCAGCCGCGATCTGCCCGTAATAAATCGCTTCTATGGAACGGCACGCCCCGAAAATCCAGCCGAACGGTATTACACCCTCCGCGACCGTCTGACGAATATCGAAGCCAAATATAAACGCATGGGGCCGGCACTCGACCGCACCGATCCTGCCGTACAACGGAATCTGCAACGTATCGCAATTTTCAAGGCACACCAAACGGCGGTGAACAAGCTGCGGGCGATACTTGCCGATACGCGTCCCAATACCGCAGCTTATGACCGATTACAAGAAGAATTGAACGAAACGATGATGAACGCATTAAACGAGGACGACCATGTTACGGAATATTGATACCCGGCGGTTGAAACTGTTGGCCCAAACGGATAAAAGCGTCGCTCGAACACGCCGCGAATGGGAGCAAGGCACGATGCGCTACGCCGACGACAATCTAACGCTCCTGTGGCGTTGTGCGCGGGATTGGGACGCAATGGACTACCTGCGCAAAGAGCACTCCCGGAATCTGCGATACAAGAACGGCGACCAATGGAGCGACACGGTACCCGACCCCGACCATCCGCACCGGACGATCCGCGAAGATGCGCTGATCTCCCGCAGCGGGAAAGTGCCGCTCAAACACAACTATATCCAGCAATATATCCGTAATATTCACGGACAACTCCTTTCGTCGCCCACGCAAACGGTCGTATATGCCCGCAGTCGCGACGACCAGCCGCTCGGAGAAATGCTGACCAACGCCCTGCAAGCGTGCCACCAGCTCAACAGAATCCGAAAAATAGACATCAACGTTGTTGAGGAACTCTGTCTGACGGGGATAGCCTGCGCGAAGGTACGCTACGGCTATTGGAGTACCAAGAACCGCACGGACGGAAAAATCGACCTCGTGAACATCAACCGGCTATTTTTCAATGCCGACATCGAAGATCCGCGACTGACAGACATCCGCCGCATCGGAGAGCTGCACGACTACACGTTCGACGATTTGGTGCGCAACTTCGCCACATGCCGTGAAGACGTGCAGGCATTACGCGAAATTTATGGCATCTGCCACGACCATACAAAGCTGGAAAACCTCTATGAAAATCACGCCTCACGGCTTCAAAATCTGAATTTCCTATACACGAACGACCTCGGCAAATACCGCGTTATCGAGGTGTGGGAACGCCTCGGCCGCTGGGTACTATACATACATGACTACGCCGACGGAACGGAGGAGATATACACCGAACTCACGATGCAAGAAGTCGAAGCGATCAACGCCTCGCGCATCGAGCAAGGTATGGCCGCAGGGATCGCCCCAGACACAGTGAAACTCATCTACGCCCGTGAACAGTACGAATATTATTGGCGGGTGAAATACCTTACGCCGAACGGCTACTGCATCAAAGAGACCGAAAGTCCCTATGCACACGAAGAACACCCCTACGTGCTTGCGGCCATGCCCGTAATCGACGGACGGTTCAAAGCCGTATTATCGGACGTAATAGACATTCAGCGCTATATCAACCGGCTATTGACCCTTTTGGATTTCATCATCGGAGCCTCGGCAAAAGGGCTGTTGATGGTTCCGCAGGAGTGCATACCCGACGATATGGACATTCAGGATTTCGCACGCGAATACGTCAAAACGAACGGCGTCATTCTTATCAAAAAAGGGGCCTACGACAAACTCCCGAAGCAAATATCCATGAACGGCACCAATATCGGAGCATGGGAAATGTTCGCGCAGGAAATGAACATCATGCAGCAAATCAGCGGACTGAACGGAGCGGTACAGGGGCAAGTTCCGCGAGCCAATACGCCGTCGAGTCTCTACGCCCAGCAAGCACAAAACTCGATGATGAATTTCGTCGTGCTGTTCGAGAATTACAATATGTTCTGCGAGGAACGCGACGAAAAACTGCTTAAAGTCCTCATGCAATACTACACGACCCGTCGATACATCGGCACCAATGGTAAAACCGCCGGAGAGATGGCGAAATTCTACGAGCCGGAAATGGCGCAGAAAATCGAAGATTTTAACCTCACGGCCGCAAAATCGAACGATACGCCCGTATTCCGGCAAATGACCGACGACCTATTGATGAAACTGCTCGAAAGCGGCCGCATACCGCTCGAAATATTCCTCAATAACTGCTCGCTGCCGGGGGCCGACAAACTACTCGCCGAGGTCAAGTCTTTCAACGAACAGGCCGCAGCCGGTCAAATCGACCCCGAAGCCCTTACGCAGTTGCAACAGGCGGCACAACAGAACGCCGACCCGAACGCTATGGCCATGATGCAACGGTATATGGATGCCAATTAACATATCTGCCAAAAATAAATTCACTTTTTTAGCGAATTTTTGAAAATAAGCACTATCTTTGCAATGTAAAAATCAGCAATAATGATTGTAAAATTCCAAAAAGAGTATCTATCGGAATTATACTACGAAGGAAAGTGTAAAGATAGAAAACACCGTTACCAACCGACAATAGTTAAACGCTACAAGCAACGTATAGATATTCTTAACGATGCAAGTTGTATCGAAGCTCTTTATCAGTTACATTCATTGGGGTACGAGGTACTGACTGGAAATAAAGAAGGTATTTCCTCAATCAGAGTGAATGACCAGTATCGGATTGAATTTTTGGTTTCGCACGAAGCCGACGGGAAAGAGCAAATAACGATTTGCAATATTATTGAGTTGTCGAACCACTATAAATAATTGCTATGGGAAATTTAGGTTATCCATACACTCCTACGCATCCGGGAGAAATACTGAAGGAGGAGATCGAATACAGAGGCATCTCGCAGAAAAAATTGGCCGAACAGATAGGTATTTCCTATACGATGCTCAATGAAATTCTGAACGCGAAACGCCCTGTAACCGAAACTATGGCCTTGTATTTCGAGGCTGCATTGGGAATCGAAGCCGAAATGCTTACCAATATGCAGACTCGATACAATATGCAAACAGCTCGCAAAGACAGTAAACTGACGGCTCGATTGCAACAGATTCGGAAGTTGGCCGCAATACTATGAAAAATTATGAGCATAGAGTGCATTGCAGCTAAAAGATTATCGGACAAACCAAGTAAAAGAATCCCGATAAATAC